GTGGCAGCCTGCTCCTGGGCTGTGTTGGTGCCAACAATGGCCTGGGTGTATTTGTCCATAGCATCCACGCCTCCGAGCAAGGCCAGCGCTGCTGCGTTGTTTTCCTTTCCAAAGAGTTTGGTGATCAGCGCGTCGTCATGTGCTACAGGTCCGAGAGCCCGCAGACGCTCACTGAGGGTCTTGGATTTGTCGGTGAGCATCTCAGTATTGACGCCAGCTGCGCGGAGCTCATCCAGTACGTCCTTGGGCAGAAAGCGCCCTTGTGATAAGGTAGACATCACATTACGCAATGCCACACCACCCTCGCTGCCTTTTTTACCCGCTTTGTCCAAAACCTGAATGGCCGCATTGGTTTCTGCAAAGGAGACATTGGCAGCCTTCGCAGCCATACCGCTCTGTTCGAGGGCAACCTTAATTGCCGGCAGTTCCGCAGAACCTTCTTTGGCTGCCGCTGCCATGACATTCATATATTCTGTCATCACGCGGGTGGCCTCCATGGGGTCCTCGAGCGATACCTGATACTGATTCATTGCTGTGGTGAGCACCTCTGCTGCTGCTGTGGTGTCTCCGCCCATGGTTTTGCTCAATATGGCCACATTGCGACCCATACCGTTGAGGGCTTCTGGAACCTTGGCCAACTCTGGAGACAGCTGCGACAGAAGCAGCTTATAGGACTCCACTGATTGAGCGGCACTGCCTCCGAACTCCTTGGACATGCTTCTGGCGTATCCTTCAATTTTCTTGAGGCCCTCACCAGTCTCTCCAGTGATCGCCGAAAGATCCGCAAGGGACGACTCCAGTGCCATCCCAGGGGCGTTGATATTCTCCAAACCACGTGAGATACCCTCCAGGGCACGCTTGGTGTTTTCCAGTTTGAGGAGTGAAGCGCCAAACTTTTCACATACGTTTTGCGTAGCAAGCAAATTTCTTTGTAACTTGGTCACGTTCTGGTTCACACCACCAAGGACCACGTTGCCGTTGCTGTCAAACGTTATTGTATAGGTTATGGCCGCCATTATTGCTGGAAGTATTTTTGCGTTTCTTCTATTCTGCGGGTTTGCGCGGTATGTGGGACTATTCAGTGACTACATCCCGCTTCCTGAGAAGCATAGGGATTTTGCCTCCTTTGTCTTTGGCCTGCTGGGAGCGGCCATGATTCTGTACTGCTCCCTGTGAGTGGTTATTGACTATCTGCCTCTTTCTTTCGTATCCAGGCCAATTCCATATAGGCACTTGCCCATTGTTCATCAGAGAGGCTGTCGGGGTCCGAGATATGCATGTAGTATCGTAGCTGTGCGTTGACATGCCGTATCCACTGCCAATCCTCGACACCGGCAGCCTCTATAGCTTTTCCAGTTCTGCCTCCTTGATCTCGATGAGTTCTGCCAAACGACCAGAGGCGCCGAGAAACAGACTGTCGTCGGTCTTGATAGCCTCAGAGCCACCAAGCCAGCAGTTGGAAAGCATGAGCTCGTTGAACTTAACAGGGTCCTTGGTGCCTACTGAGGAGGCATAAGCAATAACCTTACGATCGGGGCGTTTCAGATAGCATATATGTCCGTCGACGCGGATGGCAAAGACATCACCATGCTGTGCTTTCCATTGCTTGATCTGATCCTTGGAGACTTCCCCAGTGTATTTGATTTCTTCCATGTCGTGTGTTATTACTGGTTACCGGATTTGATGCAACACGTCAAGGGCAATGAAAGGGAGGGTGACTTCCATGTGTTTATCACCCTGTTTCATGCCTTTCTCGCCTTCGGTGAACTCGGCACCTTTGACGATGTCGGTGATCATCACATCCCCATTGGAGGGGTTCCCGTAGCACACCACGATATCCATCTGCAGATCCAGAATGTCACCGGTGGGGGTGCTGGCTCTGAGGGACTCCATCTCGCTTTGCAGCAGCGAGATCTCACCCTCGTATGATTTGTTGCCCCTCTGGATCGACTGGGGCTTGTTGCCCTTCCCATAGAGAGGCTCCTTTTCTTGTTTGGGCTTGTATTTGATGCCCCTGAGGCCTGTAATCATCTTGCCTCCCATAACGACCGTGAGGTCGTTATACTCGTACTGTCGTGAATCAAACATGGTTTATATATTAGAGGTTTTGAATCCAAGATATACATCGATGTACTTCTGATACCCGTGAGGCTTGACACCGATGTTCAGCTTCAGCACAGAGGAGGATACCACATTCTGGGTATGATCGATAAAACAGCTCACGCCAGTATCGTTGGGGTCGGAAGGGTCAACACCCAGATTACCCTCTGCGGTCATGGACCGCTCCAGGGCAGACTCTACGGTGCGTTGCAGAGCTTTCACGTAGTGTCCTGGAAGAGTACCATCCGAGGACGTGGGCACCTCCTCTCCGATCTCCTCGACTACGGTGCGATATGCCAGGCGGTATGCCTTATCAGCAACACGTCGTCTGGGAATCAGGGCGTAGTCGTCAGAGATATCAGTGGCCAGACGGTCGTCAGTAAAGAAATACCCTGCCTTGCCGACAAACGAGCGGAAGGTGATGTATCCCTTATCGCTGATAACATCAGGATCTCCCTTTTGTGGGATGACCGACCCTATATACAGGGCATCGGCATTGATGGCTCCGGTCTTCACCCGTGCAATAGAGCGTTGTACCGGGATAGCTGCGATACGCCCACCAAGCAGTCCAATGGCGGCGCCAGCACTTCCAGAGATGCTGTCCCCGATCAGAACCCCCACACGGTTGTCTTCGCCCTCAGTGAGATCCTTCAGTGCCGTGGCGGTACCAGAGTAGGAGCGTCCTTCGAGCAGGAAGATGCAGGGTGCATAGCGTGACTCGGTGGCCCACTGAGCAGCCTCCTGGGCCTTAGCCATGGCCGTGAAAACATCACCATCGAGACCATCGAGGACCGTGGGCGTGTATCCAGAAGCCGGAGTGCGCGAAATCATCACAAAATTGATGTCTCCGCCACCGGCCAGGATCAGGGGCTTGATGTGAGTACCGGCAACATCGCACATCTGAGTCATCGTTACCGTATCAGCGACGACCATCAGCCACAAACGGCTGCCTTCTGGGGCCTCAGAATAGTATTCCCTGACGACCTTGTAGATGGCCTTGTTGGCGTCATCGGATTCTGAGGTGATGCCAAGGTCAGCCAGATCATCGATTGAGGATATCAGGTAAGGAGTGCCCAAGGTGAGCTTGTCGGTAACGGCAACGCCATTACATAGCAGAGCGCCCACACCGTCTTCGGAGGGCGTCGTGGAGCCAAGGACTCCGTTTTGAAAATAGATCTTAACGCGAGGAAGCATGTTTATGAAGTGTTAAGTGAGAGAAAAGTACTGAGGCTGTTCGCCACCACGCCCCATGTGCATAAGAGCAAGGTCCTTTTTGGAAAAGAAAAACCCATCGGGAGAGTACCAGATCTCCTTGAGGGAGTGATCCAGCATCACCTCTCTGGCGCGTTCTTGCAGCGATGGCATGACCACCTCTTGTTCAACAGGTTCGGCAGGACTGCTGCCTTCTTGTAACTGTGGCTTGGGCACAGCGTTTTTTTGTGTTTTCTTGGTCATATTAGCGACGTTTAAATAGTAAGTACAGGAGCAATGTCACAAAGGGAAGTGCTATGCCAGCGAAGGCGGTATAACGCAACAACGCCCTTTTAATCAGGGAAGGAGGCTTCACGAATACTGTCTGTGGCGGTATGGTTATGGTGTCTTTTACTACCACGGTATCCCTAAGAATTAAGGTGTCTGTTACCGCTTTTACCAGTAGCGTGGCACCACGGCGCATATAGGACATCTGTATTCTGGAAATGGTGTCGGTTGACCTATAAACAACACCTTCTCTCATCTTCAGGATACTATCTACGGCCAGAGCTATCTGGGTGCTGTCTGAGGGCACGATAACCTCCACAGGAACGATGCGCTCGTAGGGAACACGTATCGTATCCGTTGTAGCCCCGAAACGCTCCACGCAGCGTGAGTACCTGCAGCAGGAGGTAATCAGGATAGATGTCAGTATGAAGGCAAATAGTCTCATGCAGCCGAGTCTTTTTGCTGTGAAGGATCCTTTCTGGCACACTGAGCGATGAAGGCTGCCAACAATCCCGTGACCGTCATGGTACGAATCAGCCACGTGGGCACAAAGCCAAGGGCAGAGTCCGGAAGGTTTCCATAAAAGACGGTAGCACCACCGCAGGCAGTGGCCACGACAAGAGCCGTGTTGCGGATCTTGACGAAGAACGCTGGCGTCTCTGACTTGAGCCTCTCATAGGTCTCCTTTATCCCGGACCGCAGCCAATTCCAGGCGTTTTTGAAAGCATTTTTAATGCGTTTGAATAGCTTCATGGTTGTGTTATGAAAAGTATAAGTCTGCCTCTTCTTTTCTGCGTCGTACCAGTCCCGGGAGCACCACGCCATTGCTATACACCCATCGGTCGAACTGCTTGCGTATTGCCGGATTGATCGCATTGGTGAGCACCATCTTTCTGAGGGTGCTCTTGGAGAACTTGTCGGCACCGAGGTTAAAGCAAAATGACACCAGGGCATCATACTGCCCCTGTGTGAGCTGAACGCCCAGGGCATCGACTGGATCCTGTGCATTCTTCAGGTCGAAATCGAACAGGCTCTGAGCGACCTCCAGGGTGATCTTATCCCCCGGAAATACATTTTTGCCGGTATGTCCCCATCCGATGGTCCACACTCCTGCCGGACACTTATATGCCTGCAGTCGCAGCCTCTCGTGGCTCTTTATCAGGGCAATCCCTCTGGAGCTTGTTTTCATCGATGTTCTGTTTGACAAGTTTTCTGAGTTGCTTGAGCTCCCTGTCGAGCTGTTCGTTGACCTTTGTGAGCTCGGCCACCTTTTGAATGAGTGCTGAATTAGTATCTTTCAGCGAGCACACCTCTGAGGACAGCGTTGCTATCTGGTCTCGCGCCTCCTGCAGGAACTGCTTATTGTCCGCAAGGAGGGTTTTGTAGATATCCAGTTCTGAATGCAGCGAGCTCACATCGGAGAGCCTGCGTCCTGCATTGTTTCCACGCCGGGTGAGCACCCATGTTAACAGGTTGCTCACCACGACGGGAATCAACACAATCAGAACTTCTGTCATAGCCTATTAGCTGGCCGGGTTGGCATCCTGTGCGATAGCTACGGAAGCCGAAGCCGAGGTGCCCGTAACGTTGACGGTGATAGAGCCATCACGTGCAGGAGCATCTTCCTCGCTGTTGGCGGCGACAGTCACACGCACGGTGTCTCCGTCCTTGACAGCGCTCAACCAGGTGTCAGCAGCATCGTCGTTAGCTACCGTCCAGGCTCCGGAGGCGTTCACAACGATAGAGCGCACAGCACCCTCCTTGGCAAAGGCATCAAGGGTCGAGGGAGACAGGGAGATATAAGGCACCACTACAGGAGCCGAAGCGTCGGCCGAGTAGATGGTCCCAATGGCTTTGTTTCTCAGCGGAAGGGCCATGTAGCGCATCTGGAAGTTGAAGGCGTCACCCTTCTGATCCGGGTCACGGAGCTTGGAGAACATCTCCACGGTACCCATGGCCTTGACAACTTCGTCCTTGTGATATGCGAAGGAGGCGGCGGCGTACCCGCTTGTGACGGTGGCTCCAAAGGGGAGCTTGACGCCGGAACCGTTGAACTTGGGACATGCCGAAGTCCTGAACACCTTGAACCCGAAAAGGCTACTGGTGTTCATCAGGGCCTTATACATGGCCAGGTCCTGAAGCATCAGGTCAGACTCATGCTGTGGACTCAACACCAACACACGCCCTTCATCGGGGATGTCAGCCTCATTGAAGCGCGTAAACAGACGCAGCACGTCCTCAAAGAGCAGGCGCCGTTTTCCGAATCCATTGTTGCCCCCGGATGTGCTGAGCACCGGAGTGTACTGTGAGTTCGAGGCTGGCGACCAGTTGAAGGCGGCAAGACGTGTCGCTGCACTCTGAAGCGAGGAGCGGTGACCGTACAGGACGCTGGCCATCTTGTCGTAAGAGGCCTCCATCGCTTCGATGTTGCGAACGATTGTCGTGGTAGTGTCCAGAGTGCGCAAAGGCAGAGCGTGAGGGATGTCCTCGCGCGTGGATGCCTGGATGGGATAGGAGGTGTTATCGATGAGCACCTCAGGGTTAACACCGGCCTCGGCCAGGTTGATGATATTGTTCTCAACCAGTGCGGACATGTCACGCGACTCATTGATAAATGCTCCTTTGGGGTAGAATCCTTCCAGAAGGATATCGGTCCAGATTTCTTGCTGTAAGTTTGGCATCGTAGGTTCTTATTAAGTGAGAAAGGTTAATTGCGTTTAAAGGCAGCCTTAAGGGCCTCGCGCTCATCGACGTCCATCGCCGACAATCCAGTAGGATCCTCCTTGAGCCATTTCATATAGTTCCATTTGGAACGGTCTTCACCATCGGCGCTCCGCGTGGCCATCTCCGAGAGGGTTTTTTTGGGTTTTGCAGATGCGTGGGCGACCTCAGGCAACAGCTCGGAGGCAAGCTCGTAGTTGTCTGTGGCAAGCTTCAGAAACTTTTCCTTTTTGTCCTCCTTGATGCGGCCATCCTTGATGGCTCCTTCAACGAGGCTTTTGGCTCGCTGCTGACGAAATTCGCTGAGGGCGGTTTCAGCAGCCTTTTTCTGAGCAGAGAGCTCAGTAATGGCAGCAGACAGCGCTTTGCCATCGGCTCCGCTGTCCAAGCCAAGGGCAGTATATGCCTCGGCGGTAAGCAATGTTTCCATGTGGTTTTTTTTGGGTTTGATAAGAGAGTTGAGAGATAGGGTTACATCTTCGGAGGACAGGCACAGGCCTTCCTTATTGTACAACATAAGAGATGACGGGTTAGAGGGTACCGATACCACAGAGCCTTCCATGAGCTCCCACTTGGTAACCACAGGCACGGTACCCATGCCGGGGATGTCGCGGAGCTCGGCGCTTTCGATGTACACGCCGGGAGAGCCTCCTTTGAGAAAGCCCCTCTCCACGCGCCCATGGGTGCGCTTTCCAAGGTCATCATCAGTGTCAAAGACGGGATCGGCAAGGAGACGGTCTCCTTCTATACGCAGGTTTCCCCATCTGCCTACCAGCTGGGTGCGGTCGTGTTCCAGGAACATCACCGGGTTGTCATTAAATCGTTGGAAGTTACCACCGCTGTTGAGCAGGATAAATCCGTGGGAGTTGATTCGCGACTGGTCGTTGAGGACAAAGGAGGATACCGGCATAGTGGTTTTTTGTGTCGTTGTACAGCAAAGGAAAACCGACAATAATACCCTCGCAAATAGTTGTGCAACAGATGCAACGTTATGTGCATCCCATTCATAAAAAATAGTTTAGACACCCTGCGTGCTGCACTTTTACATAAAAAAGATATGGACAAGCGTACACCATCCTCCAGAAGAGTACTACATCCGGAGAAATACGAATATGCTTACCTGCTCTACATGCAGGGTGTGCCACAGAAGGATATATGCGAAAAGGTCGGCGTCTCGTCGCCTACGCTTATCAAGTGGAAAGAGGACGGTGGATGGGATACCAAGCGTGCCGCCAAGACCATATCCGTTGACGAGCTCGTTGTGAAGACCCTCCGCAAGATCAACGAACTGCTGGAGTCTCCAGACTTCAATGCTGATGCTTTTGCCAAGGCCGTCAATCAACTCAAAAGCCTCAAGACAAAGAACACCGTCGACGATGTGCTGAAGTGCTTCCTGGACTTCCAGACATGGGTGATACAGAACCGCAGCACCTTCCCGGAGATCATCGGCAACGACTTCATACACAGTCTGGCAAAGACTCAGGATATGTACATTCAATTCCGGATAGGCAATGGGCGTTGTTAACAAAGAACTGGAACGGCACTGGAGAGAGCGCATCGCTTGGATACAGTCTACAGATTTCGAGAGGAAGGTAGAGACCCCCGAGGAGCAGGCGCGACGTATAGAACGCGCCCGTAAAGACTATGCGTTTTTCGTCAACACCTACTTCCCCCATCTTGCCGCCAAACCCTGCGGATACTTTCATCTGGAGGCAGCCAGGACGATAAAAAAGAATAAGAATATACGGGCGCTCTTCGAGTGGGCTCGCGGACACGCCAAGAGTAC